ATAGTCATAATAGATTTTGTAGGTGCTCCACTTACAACAGTTGCTCTTACAGAAAGTCTACCTGCTGTAGATGGATCCCAAGTATAAGTTGCTCCATTTTTAATTGTAGCAACGAGTATCTGGCCAAAGTTATCTAGCGACCAGGAACCTGGTTCTAGATTAACAGATGTGACCGAAGATTCTTCTCCCCAATCTTGCCAAGATGTTGCATTAGTTACAGTTGCAAGAGTTAAATGTGATGCTGCAGTTGTACCATTTGCACCTCTTGTACATCCTAAAAATTGAGTTGCATTTTTACTTGTATAAGTAATTAATTCTGTATCAATATCTATTCTTCCAGATGACGGAAATGATGCAGCTGAAGTAACTGTTATAGTTGTAACTGCTGAATTGATTGCTCCATTTAGTGTAGTCGTTACACTTGGAATAACTACTCCTCCCCATAATCCTGTACCAAATCCGTAAGCTGGAGTTTGAAATGTTGGACCAATAAATACATAAGGTGTCATTGTTAAAGTTCCGCCCGCAGTCACACCTGTTCCAGTTTCAGCACTTGCCATAGTAATTCTAAAAGTATTTGCTGTTGGTACTGAAATTACTTCAAATGTATTTGTTGTAAAATCTGCTGATGTATAACTTGTAGAAGGTGATCCTGGAGTTGTAACACTTGTAAATATTATATAATCACCAACTGATAATCCATGTGCTGTTAAATTGATTGTTACAGTTGTTGAAGATGTTGTTGATGTATAAGTTGCTCCAGTTAGTGCTGTACCAAGTGGTGTAATATCGTAAAAAGATCCTTCGTAATAAATAGCTAATATTTTAGAAGTACCGATCGCTGCATATTTTTTACCATCTAATGCTGTCCACGTATGCTGGTCACGCGCTGGACCTGCTAAGGTGCTAGAAACGAGTTGCTGGAATCCACCTATCTTTTGTGGTTCACCATACCTAAATCTAATATTATCACCATCAATCCATTGCCCTTCGGCTCCGGTTGCTGTTTGTTGTTTATTAAATCCAGGTTTAAATTGTATTTTCTGTAAAGGCATATCTTACCTATTATATATGAAAAGGCATTAAATAACAGATAAATCGTTATTTAACAATAAGTTCTTTTAATCGTGCTCTTAATTTGCTTATTGTATTAGAATATTCTTCATTTATTTCAAGTAAGGTTTCTATGTGTAATTTATGCTTTTCAACACTCTCTAAAAGCTCTTGATTAAGAAGAACTTCAGATTTTTTAACACTTATTTCTTGTTTTAATTTATTTTCTAATTCTTCTATTTTATTTTCTAATAACTTTATTTTATCTTCCATAATATTATCCATCATACAGCCTCTAGCCAACCAGTTGCAATATATTTTTCTTGTTTATTTGAAATAACGCCTTTATGTCTATGTGTAAAAGCAGCTGGCCAGATTATTAAATTTCCTTCTACAGCGTTTAATTTTACTTTTTGAAAATCCCATTCTGTTCCACCATCTTTTAATGTGTTTAGATATAACATATAAACCAATACTCTATCAATACCATCACCACCATTTTCATAGTGCCATATTTTAAAACCTTGTCCTGGTTTATAATGTTGTATAAGATTTAAAATACTTGTTCTATATTGCCCTTGTAAAAAATAAGTATCTATATAATTTGTAACGCATTTACTTAACTCTTTAAAAAAGTTTATAATATCTACATCGTTTGATGGATTAAAAAACATAACATCTGTAGAATCTTTTATATTTTTATCTATTCCTGTTTTGCTATAACAACGACCTTCGCCTTTATATTCTTTATTTTTGTTATGATATTTAATTAAATTTTTACAAATAGTTTTATCAATTTTATATGTTTTAATAAAAGTTTCCATTTTATTCTAAATTAAAAGAAATAATAATTCTTTCATCATTTGATAAATTTGGTTTCACACCGTGTCTTAACCATGAAGGAAAAATATACATCATATTTTCTTTAACTGGTAAAAACCAAGAGCTACTATTTTCTACATGATAGTTATCTATATATTGAAGTCTAACAAAATTTCCTATTGAAAAATCATTATGAAACTGTATCTCCCCACAATTTTTAGGTGCTTTTAAATATAAAACACCCGATAGAATACTAAATGGATGATCATGTACTACGTTATAATCTCCTTTTTTATTTATTATAGACCACATGCTACTTATATGTAATTTTTTATTTATACTGTATTTTTTTGAAGAAATTAGATTAGCTATCTCTTCTATCTCATTTATTAAATTTTTTATTCTTTTGTCTTCTAAATTAAAAAACTCACTATGAAATCCTCCTACATTACTTTTATTCATGTAATGTCTATTTAAATTTTTACAAAATTTAATTAAATTTTTTGTATTAAAATTTGTTTCAATAGAACTTATTGAAGTTTTAAATATGTCAATTTCTTTAATAGAGTTTAAGGATGTTTTCATTTTTTAAATCGACAGTTAATAAATCAAAAGCTATTGTTATTCTTTCTTTTTTATCATCTTCATGAATACTCGTATAATGTGGAATACAATTTTGAAATAAAGTTATTTTTCCTACTTTGTTTTTACTTTTAAATGTTTCTGGTTCATTTATTTGATTTACAGGGTTTATATATCCTGTGAAAGTATCGGTGCACTGAATACATATATGCCCACCTAAATAAGCATGCGGACCAACATCATGTATATGTGGATCTATTTTTTCTCCTTTCCTCATAACATTTGCCCAGCATTGTATCCAAAGATCTTTGGGTTTTTCTACATTTAATATAGATAAAAAATTATCGTGTTCTTTTAGTATAATTTTTTTAAGTTTATTAATTTCATTATTTTTCCATTTAAATACATTAAATCGTTCATACCTAGAGGTTAAACTATTTTTTCCTAATCCAGTGTAACCATCTACAGATGGTTTTTTACTTGCTTCTGTATTTTTTAATATTTCTTTTTCTTTTATTTTAATAAAAGATGCTATTTTTTTAAAATTTATTTTATTTATTATGTTTTCAAATAAAACATAATTCCATTCAGGGGCAAAAGGGCTTACTCTTGGAACACTTTTAAAATTAATTAATGTGCTTTTTTTCATTTTTAATTACTTTCATTATGTCTGGTAAAAACAGATAATCTATATCAGAATTATAAAATGTTTTCAAGGCATCCTCTATTGTTTCTACAATAGGTTCATTATTTAAATTAAAAGAAGTATTTAATAATATAGGAACACCTGTTAATTTATAAAATTCATTTATTAAATTATAAAATTTTTCATTAAATGATTTTTTTAAAGTTTGAATTCTACATGTATTATCTACATGCACTATGGCTGGTATTTTTTTTATTTTATGTTCCTTAACTTCTACTGCATACATCATAAATGGTGATTCTTCTAAACTTAAAAGTTTAAAATAATCTTTTGCATATTTATGCAACACTGTTCCAGCAAATGGTCTAAAATTTTCCCTTTTTTTAATTTTATTTACTATGTCTTTTCCATCTTTATTACATGGATTAAATAAAATACTTCTGTTTCCTAATGCTCTAGGGCCTTGTTCTGAGGACCCTTGATACATGGCTACTATTTTATTATTTTTTAATAACGTGGCTATGTCTTTAAAGGAACATTTTTTTGTTTTATTATTTTTTAAATTATATTCTTTATATCTTGGGCCATAATAAATTGTGTCTTGTTTATTTTTTTTTAATTTATTTGTGTTTAAGTAATATAAATATTTTGCTGCTCCTATGGCTGTTCCAGCATCATTTGCAATAGGTTCTATATATAAATTAATGTCTTTTGGTAATTTTTTTATTAAATTGTAATTGTTTAAACAATTTAAAAAATAACCACCAGATAAACAAAAATTCTTATGTTTTGTTTTTTTAATTAATTTCAGTATAGTATTTAAAACAATTTCTTGCGTATGGTTCTGTATTATTTTTGCTAAATTTGCTGAAGTTTTAAAATTTTTTAAATGTAAAGTTTCATAATATAACTGATTGCTTTTATTTAATTCAAATTTAAAGGGGTCAAATAAATCATATATATTTTTATAATTATTTATTTTTCCATAAGAAGAAAGCCCCATTGTTTTTCCAGCATTGTTTTCATCACCCAAACCTAAATGAGAGGTAACTATTCCATACATGTGTCCTAAACTTCTTGAATTATTCATGTCCTGTGGTTTTTTTATATCAAAATATTCTTTTTCTATTATTTTAAAATTACACGGATAAGAACATTCATAAGAAGAATATTTTTCAAATTCATTTTGATTTTTTTTAGCACCTATCCCATCAAATACAATGGATATAGCATTATTAAATCCAGAATTATAAAATGCCCCTGCTGCATGCATTAAATGATGCTGGTGATTAAAATCAATTATTTTAAATTCATTTTTTAAAAATAATTTATGAAGTATTATATCAAAAAAAGTATTGCTTTTTCCAAATGAATTATCATATACTTTTTTTAAATCAAATAATCCACATAAAGCAACACCGTTAATTTCTTTTGTAAAATCTTTTAATTTTAAAATATTTAAAAAAGGTTCTCCATCATATTTATACCTTGATAATCTTTCTTCCTGTAATGAATAAACAACTTTTCCATCTTTTAACAAACAAACATTAGCATGATGTTCTCTTGAAATACCTACGACATATTTCATTTTGAAAAATAATTCATATTTAATACTATTCTTCTTTCAGTATCTGTTTGATTCACTCCTCTATGTACTGTATTAGAATCAAAAATTAATATTCTATTTTCAACAGAATTTATTTTAATTAATTTTTTATTATGCTCTATTTCTGTATAACCATTACATGTATTTAAATAAAGTATGGCTGTTTTGCATTTATAAATCCTATCCACATGAAACCTTGAAGAGTATCTTTTGTTTTTATTTAAGTTTAAATTTGCTCTTATTTCTACTATGGATGCCATATTTAATTTTTTTATAATAGGAGGAATGAATTCTTTAAAAAAAATTGATTTTGGAATATTTTCGTTATAAAAACAATGAGCAAAAAAAGAATCATCCTTATCTAAGTTGGTCATGTGTTCTTTAAAAAACCATGTAAATTCTTCAGAAAAAAGTAAACTTTTAAACTTATCAAAAAATAATTTTTCTAAAAAATTATCTATAACCTTATATTTCATTTATTTTTTAAAATAATTAGGAAGTCCTAAGGAAGGCCTACAATCATAAATATTTTCTTTGGCACCTTTTGTCGCTATATTATTATAATGTAAAAACACTTGAGCACATGTTTCTCCTTTAAATTCTTCTCTCCAATGTTCTAATTCATTTCCTTTATAGACCAACATATCTCCTGACCCTAAATCAACTTTAATTCCTTTTTTATTTGATTCTCCACTTGGTTCCAAAAATATGGGCCAAGGATCTCCACCTAAATTTAATGTAGTAGATATTTCACAACTAAATCTATCTTTGTGACGACGTAATATATCCCCTTTTTTATAAACTCTCGCATAAGAATAATTTTCATTTAATTTTAATTTAGTGTGTTTTTCCATAACTGGTTTTATTAAACTTAATAAAGTCTCCATTGCAATATCAGCATAATGAGAATATGTATTTATTACTTGAGTGTCTTCCCAAGTTCCCCACATAGTTTCATTTGGCGGTATAATTCTATTTTCAAATAATTTTTTTGCTACATTTCTTTTTAAAAGAAAATAATTATAAATAAAATTAGCAAGTTCTTTTGAAATAACATTTTTTATAATTATAAATTTATTTTTTTTAAAACTCATATTATTTAAATGGATAACCTAAATTCCAAATGACTAATGAATATCTTGTTCCTTTTGTAACCGGTCTTACTCGATGCCAAACAAAACTTGGAAATACAACTATTGATCCTTTTGGTAATATTTCTTTACATATTTTTCTAACAGGTTTTGATTTTTCATTATTTCTAAAATCGAATTCTAGTTCTCCGCCTTTATATTCGTTTTGGTCACTTAACGAACATGTTACAGATAATTTTCTAATTTTATTATGAAAATTTAAATCATTAGGAGAATCATAAGGCTGTTCAAAAGAATCTTGATGCCAATCATAAAATTGTTTTTTATTATATTTTGTAAATTGACAAGATTCTGAGTAATCCCAATCAAAATTCCATCCAGCTAATTTATTTGCTTCATGGATATAGGGTTGAATTTGATCATAGATCCATCTATCATTCATCCACACTACATTAGAATTTCTAATTTTTTTTAAATTTTCTATGTCTTTTTTTGTTAATTTTTTATTTTTTTGAAATATTTTATGTTCTTTACCTGTAGTGGCTAAAACTTCTTGTTGTTTTTTACCATATTCTAAAACATCATTACAAAATTTTTCAGATAATGCTGATTTAAAATAAAAATAATAATTTTTTAAATTCATAATTCTATTCTTTCTTAGAAAATAACATTTTTAAATAGAAAAGTAAACGATCTAGTTTTGAATTTCCCAAACTAAAGTTGAACTATTCCAGATAACTAATTTAAAAGGATCTGTTGAATAATCATAAGCAACCCAACGTTGATTTGATTCATCCCAATTAACAAACGGCATATATTTTTCATCTGTTGGAAAAGCTATAGGTGCTTCCCAAATACATTTAGATTCATTAAATACCCAAGAATTATGTAATTTCGGTGCAATAAAAGCATCTCTATTTGAATCATATGTAAAGCCAACACCTGCATAGTTTTTTCTAAAATTTCTATTATATGATGTTTGAACCCATTTTACTCCATTTTTTGAAAGAGGTACTCTATTTCCAAAATCTAATGCAGCTTCTTCAGATTGATCCCCACCATGAGAATTAACCTCTTGATTACATCCAACCACTACTCTTAATACTTTATTATTTTCATCTATTTCAGCAAAATGAGCCATATTTTTATATTGTTAAATCACCGCTTACAGTAAATGTAGCAACTTTATCTCCATTTGGAGCTGTTGAAATTGTATTTGTTCCAGGACTAACTGTAAATTTAGCTATAGAAGGAGCTCTTACAATTATTATTCCAGATCCACCTTGATATCCACTAAAAGTAGTTGGGTTTGATCCAAATCCTCCACCACCGCCTCCACCACCCCTATTAGTTGTTCCTGCACTTCCTGAAATTGGGCCTTGGCAACCATTTCCTCCACCACCTGCCCCACCAGTAGCAGGTCCTTGATTAGGTCCTCCAAATCTTCCACCACCACCGCCGCCTGCGTAAGATATATCTGTTCCAGAAATTAAATTAGGTGTACCATCTCCTCCGTATCCTAAAGTAGTTCCAAATGCACTAGCTCCAGCTCCAGTAGCTCCTCCACCACCTCCTCCAGTAAATCCTATTGGGTTATTTCCTCCACCAGGTCCACCCGGGTTTCCTTGAGAAGGACTTGTTGGTGGCGTATTGCCAGATCCACCTGGATTAGGTCCAGAAATGTCTGTGTCTTGTCCATAAGCACCAGCTCCACCGCCTGATCCACCATTTCCACCGTACATATAAGATCTATAACTTGGATCACTTACTCCACCTGCTCCACCTCCTCCGGCTCCAACTGCTGCTGTTATTGTAGAAAATATAGAAACTCCACCCGATCTAACAGATGCTGGTCCAGCAGCACCTGGAGGTCCTCCACCGTTTTGGTCGTTAGGTCCACCTGCTCCGATTGATATTGGATATATACCTGAATCTAATGTAATTTTTGTTCCACCTGGAAATGAAGTTCGGTATCCACCTGCTCCACCTCCTCCTCCGCCTGGATTACCTCCACCTCCTCCTCCACCTGCGACTACTAAATAATCAAATGATACTGGTGGATTTTTTACACCTGAAGTAAAACCAAATCCTTTTCCTGAAGCGGCTCCACGTGTTGAGTTTAAAGGCATTCTTTCTTCTCCTTATTTAAATTGAACTAAACTTGCTAATACTGTGTATGTTGATGCTGCTGTTTTTAATGCGGTGTATGAATACACATCTGTTGATGAAGCATTTCCTGCTGTTGGAGCTGTTCCACCTTGCCAAATTGCTGTAACAGTTGTTCCATCAACTTGAATCACGTTGTTATAATATGTTGTATTATTATTTTTAGCTAAAAAAGCAACAGTAACTGATTCACCAGTATTTAATACTGTATTTAATGCATTAGTAGAGTTTCCTCTTAAGTTAACTGTAAAATTAGAACCTAAAGCAACGTTTTGAAAATAAACCGCTTGTGTAAGTATATCATAAGAAAAAGATGTTACAAAAGTAGTTGATATTGTAGCATTCTCAAATACACCAAATATTTTTGATTCACCATTTAATGTAATTCTTGAAACATCACCTTTTGGTGTTAATGTTAATCCAACGTTTGTATCTCCACCTGTTGCAGAAATAACTGGACTTGATCCAGCTGCAGCGTTAGCTATTGTAATTTCATTTGTAGCTGATGCAGTTGTTGAAAATTTAATTTGTTCGTTAGCATTTTCATCTATAATTCCATATGTACTTGCAACTATAATATTTTTTGCATTTGTACTTAAGTTTGCTGCAAGTGTTGGAGTATAATCGTTAGATAATTTTCCAATGTTAGAATCTACAACATCTGTTCCATTTAAATATAGAATTTTTGTTCCTTTATCTGTTGCAGAGAAAGTAACACCTGTTTGACCTTGAACTAATATTGTAACAGTAAAAGCACCTGATGTACTATTTCTAATTACATAAACTTTATTTTTAACACCAGAAGCAGTAGTTATAGTTACAGTTCTATTTCCTGTAATTGTTCCTGTTAATTCTATGACAGCGTTTTTACCATTTGATTGTAAACCATTTGAAAAAGTTAAATCTGTATTTCCAGCACCACCCGCAATAGATATACCAGAATAACCAGCAATAGATTGCTGAAGAATAACTAAATTTGTATTTGTAATATCACCCCAAGTACCGGCATTTTCGCCTGTTACTTGTAGCTCTAGTTTGAGGTCCGTAGAATAACTTGATGCCATAATTTTAATCCTTATTTTATTATATTATTAAATTTAAGCGGCTGTGTCAATCTCTGTCCAAGTTGCATCAGTTCCGGTATTTATTTCAGTCCAGATTTGATTATTTATACTATTTAACGCTATAGTCAATCCATTTCCTGTGACAAGAATAATAGAAGTACCTCCAGCAAATACTGTACCTACTGCTATATTTAACCCTATTCCAGTAACACTTGCAATAGTATTAGGTGTAGCTTCAACAGTTCCTTGAGATATGTTTATTTGTTGACCTGTTAATGCAACATTACCTGTTCCAATAACTACTGTTCCAATAGCTAAACCAATAGTTATTCCAATACCAGTAACTGTAGCATCAGGACTTGGGTCTACTATTCCTTCAGAAACATTTAATTGTTGACCTGTTACATCTACATTTGCATTAGCTAATGGAGTTACACTATTTAAGGATAAATTTAATTGTTGCCCTGTTACTGATGTAAATACCCATATTCCATTTCCACCCCAAACTTCTTCACCCCAAACATATCTACCCCAACCTTCATTATTGTAAGATAAAGGTGATCCTAAAGAAACATTTAATTGTTGACCTGTTACATTCGCATCAGGAGCAATATCTACTTCTCCTTCAGAAACATTTAATTGTTGTCCAGTAGCTTGTACTATTGCTAATCCAAAAGCTGTTACAGAATTTAATGATGTATTTAATTGTTGACCAGTTACAGGAACTTCTGCTGTAATAAAAAAACCTACAGAATTTAATGATGTATTTAATTGTAATCCTTCAACAATTACATCGCCTGTTCCACCCCAAGCATTTTCACCCCAAGTTAATCTACCCCAGCCTTCGTTAATTTCTCCTGTTACTATTACGTCAGCTTCAGATAAATTTAATTGAGATCCAGTTAATGAAGCAGAGTTATCAGCATAATTAACACCCCAACCTAAAGCTCCCCAAGTATTTCTACCCCAACCATCTGCTGGTGTATAATTAGCCTGACCTTGTGAAGTATTTAATCCAAAACCATCGAGCGCAACAATAGCATCAGCCTGTTGGCCCCAAAGTCCTGCATTCCAGGTAAGCTCTCCCCAAGCATTGGCCATAATAGGTAACTCCTATTATGCGTTGCCGATTCTTAGAATAGCTGCCGCTGTTGTGTCTGCTGGAAACTGAATTGTGAAAGTTCCCGATGTTGCTGTCTTATCACTTCCAAAATCTAATACACATACTGCTGCATTTGTGTTTGATGTATTGTAAATCAAAGCACCTCTTGC